GTGGGATTCTCCTTGCATAGTGCTTTTTCAAAAACCACTCTTTGCAATCTTGGTAATCAATTGATTTTACTTCCATGTTATTTGTCAATGCGAATATAGTTAATCCACACGAAATAAACAATTTTAAGACAAAAAAAAGGGGCATTTAGCCCCATTTAATTGAATAGAATAATTTTATTTTAATGATTTGATTTTTGCCATTTCAGCATTTGCAGTTTTGATTCTGCTTTCCGCTTGTTTTTTTCTAAATGATAAAAACGCAATTGCACCTTTGTCACCAAGTTCTTTGGCAGGGGCTTCATATTTTGCAATCAAATTGATAATTTGTTGAGCGTTTTCAATTACATCTTGGGTAGATTTTATGAGTTGCGTTTTGCCAACACTTTGTGCCTGATACAAAGCATCAAACTTTTTGTCCAATGCCATTATATCGTCTACCGCTGATAAATCAATTTTGTATCCAGTTAATCTCATACACATAAAACTGTAAAATTGATATCTGTTGTGTTTTTATGTTGTTAATGGTGATTAAGAAATCATTTCAACATTGTGTTTATTTGATTTGCTCATATAGCACAATCTACCATATTTAGGATGTTTTTGATCACCCGCATAGGTTGCCAATTGCCCGTAATCTGATTGTTCAAGAACATAGCACCAAATTGTTGTGAACTTGCCTGACTTGCTTTGTTCTGTTCTGTGAACCATGATAATTCCAGTTGTCCTACGATCACCGCTTTCGATAAAGCATACATCACCACGGTTTAATTCTGATACATTCTTGTACTGAACTTCGATAATTTCGTTTGTGTTTGTCATGTCGTTTGTCATATTGTTCAACAAATGTACACCTATTATTTGTAATTCCAAATATAAAATGAAAAATAATTAAAAAAAATTATCGGATGTCGTATTGGCCGTATGATGATTTGATTCCAAGTGCCATCATCTCGAAGTATCTCCAACTGTCAATTCCGTGATCCGTCCCCGTTGGGGTGTTCATTGTACGCCCTTGGGCATCCGTATCCCAACAATAATTCCGTAGTTCTTTAATTAGGTTTGTGGATGTGGATGTGACCAAATAGGATTGTGATTGCATGATTTGGATCCCGTAGTTGATGGAATCCTTTCCCTTAGTCACGCCCTTAATTCTGATGCCGTATCTGCGTATCTCATCAATTGATTTTGGTTCTGCGCTATCCGCATACACTGGCACAAAGTTGGGCAATGCCTTTGCAATATCCGAATTAAGCATCCCCGTGCGATATGCGACCTCATCAACGATGCGTTGACCATTGTATTCATATACGGCTACTATTGCCGTAGGGTCGTTTGTATAACCAAAATCGACACCGCAACCAAGTAACCTTGCATCTTCGGGAATCTTGTCTATGGTTTGCCAATTTGAAAAGATAACCCCTTGTAGGTTTCCAATCTCGCCAAGCCCATATACTCTATGCCAATTTTCCCAATACTTACTCGTCTTTGCTTTTTCCTTGGCTTTCAAAATGAAATCAACCGCACTTTGTGGGGCTGCTTCATTGTCCATGTAAGTTAGGATGATAAAGTTTACATTGTCATCGTTTTTGATTTCGCTATGAAACCAAAATTCGTTGGCGGGATTCCAATCCAAGAATATGGATTGTTTGGTGCGCATGGCAAGTTCTGTGTATGAATTGAAATCAATGTTATTACACTCGTTGATGTATAACCTATCCCGTCTCGCCCCCCTCAACTTGGCACTATTATCCGCACTAAAAAATTCAATAAAACTTTCGTTTGTAAAGGTGTATTTGAAATCACTGGCGTTCCAATTCCTATCGTTCCATCGATTCGTTTCCTTCATGATTTTTTTGAAATCACGGATCGCCCCCCTTTTTAAGTGTGGGATACTTTCTGCAACAATGGATGTTTCTGTCTTTGGGTTTTTGATTGCATAATCAATTTCAATTGGAATGATACCAAAAGTTTTTCCCGCAGACGAACCGCCCTGAACACCTTTGACAAACTTGTCAAGTTTCAGTAATTTGTTTATTGCCGTGGTCCGTACAAACATATTGCAATTACTTTGGCTTCTTCAAATGTTTTAATCCTTGGTCCGTACTTATAAACTCGATATTGATTCCTTGCTTTGTCATGATACACATACGGGTGTCCACTTTTATACTGGGTGTCTGTGTTTCTGAATGTCAAGTTTTCCGAATTGGTTACATACCTTAAATTGTCCAAACGATTGTTTGCCTTATTCCCGTCAATGTGGTCAACATACAAATCACTTTCATGTACAAATGTTTTCATCACCAATCGATGTATTGTATAAGTTTTTGAATTGCCGTCTTTGTCATGAAGCCCAACTTTTTTATAGCCGTGATCCTCGGTGGCAACTTTGATTTTTTCGGGTATTGTTCTTGGTCGGTTATCACTTCGCATAATTACACGCTTCAATGATTTTACATTTCCCATGTTTGAAACTTGGTAAATACCTTCATACCCTTTGATATCCTTGAAAATTTCCATACCCAAAGATATCGTAAACATTCTACTTATCCAAATCTTTATCAGGGAATAAAGGTTGTTCAATAATGGTTTGTTCAATTTGTTGGGTAGGCATACCAAATCCCGAATCCATCAATTGTTTGTATGCACCCACATCACCTTTCCTTGCCTTGTGTATCATTGCAAGGGTGATTAAATCTTCTTGTGATAGTTTTTCCAATTCACCCGTGATGGGGTTTTTGCTTTCTTGCATAACTTCCAACCATTTCCGTGCTATGGTGCTTCGGTTCTTGCTTCCCTTTGGTCTGCCGTTCGGGTTGCCACTCTCCCCAGGTTGGAACGGAATCAAATCTTCTTTGCTCATTCTGTTTTTGTTCTGTTTTAATCGTTTGGCAAAATAGGAATCGGCATCCACATATATGGTTCGTTGATTGGTGAATCATCTGTTGACAAATACCATTGCCCGTCTAAAATATAGGCAACCTCTTTGGTGTCAATTAATACCCACACTTGGTCATGTGGTATGGTGTCTCGGGTTTCTCTCCATGCTTTCATGAGTTTTCTATTGCTTCTTTGTAAGTGTCAAAAAATTCTTCATCTCCGTTGTATGTATCTGTTACCAAGTAATCAACTTGATGTCCCATACATGAACAAATTGAAACTCCATTTTCAAGTGCTATGTAAACATAACCTGAATGTGGGTTAAATCCAATTGCCATAATTTCCTCGTTTGGACATTCATTGGCGTATGCCATAAAAATCTTACCAAATCCTTTTGCTTCGCAGTGGGCAATTGAACCATCAATGCCGTTGATTGTAATGTTATTTGTCATATTCATAAAACAAAGATATATTTTAATTTCCAAATATCAAATTTATTTTATTGTCTTCCGACTTTTTGTATATTTGTCGTAAACACAAGCGGGGTTAGTGTAGTGGCAACACATCAGACATCCAGTTTGAAATCGGCGTTCGATTCGACCACCCCGCTCAACTTTTTAGGATAAGGTTTGTGTTGTGACTTGTATTCCATCATTAACTTTTTATCTAATGGGTACACATATTTTCTTTTGCCTGCCAACTTTCTTTTAATATCTCCCTTGCCATGCCTTGCATGAACCCATTTCCCATTACAAAAATACTCATTACCACTTGATTCAGATTCTCCCAAATAAATCCAATTGGTAGCCTGGTATATTGTTCCATAATGGTCTTGCCCTTTGTCTGAATACGAAATTAACATTTTAACCGATGGGCAATCTTTTTTGATTAATCTCATAGAAATTCCCAACGCTTGTGATGTTATCTTTTGTTTTGAGTTTAATGCAACCCGTCTTAATTCTAATACCTCACCATTTCGCAATTTTAATTGTTTACCAATTGCGGGGGTTGCGGGATACCCATACACAATTACACCACAAAACTCACCATCATCATTGAATACCGCATAAGACATATTCGCACCCATTGGAATTCTTTTGGCGTAATGAAAATTCAAACACGCAAATTTAACCGCCTTGTATGATGCCTTTTCTAATCTCATATTTCACCCGCAGAAACGGAAAAAAACGCCTTCGGATATTTTCGGTCAATCAATTCTTGAATATCAATTTCCGCTTGTTGCAACTGTTCGACACTTTCCAATGTAATTTTAATCATTGGTGGGTTGTTTTTTGATTCCTCGGTCAAATCATCAGGTTCAACAGAATCCAACATCAAGGGAACATCCAAACCCCATTCGTTTAATTCTTCGGGATTCCAATCGTTTGCCAACGCATCCCAATCCCATTCACCAAATCCAACATTGTCCTTTATCAAAAATTCCCGTTGTTGTTCTTCGGTTAAGTTTTCTGCCTTGATAATTGGTATTTCTTTGATGCCGATTTCCTGAATGGCTTTCCATCTCATGTTGCCACCAAGAATCATCATTTCATTATTGACAACAATGGGGCGTATCTCCAACATTTCGGGAAAGTCCTTGATTGATTGTACTAACTTTTTGAATTTATCATCCTTCAAAATCCGTGGATTGTTTTCGTTTGGGATGATGTCTTTTGTTTTAACCCATTCTATGTTCATTTGTTCATTTTTATTTGGTGTACTGTTATCAGATATTCGTTTTTCAATTTTGTTCCAAAGTGTACTTCATGGTGACAATCACGGCATAACCCCATAAGGTTTTCAATTGTGTCCTTGCCTCCTTTTGACCTTGGAATAAGGTGGTGTACATCCACACATTGCTTTCCACAATCAGGAACTTCGCAACCAATCCAATCGCTTGTATCGTATCCAAAGTAATCAAGATATATCCGTGTGTGTTTCTGCATTCAGTTGCCTAATTTGTGTTAACCATTCGCCCCATCGTTCACGATCCGCAAACCTAACTTTGCACTTATCACAAATATAAATCAAATTGGAATCTATGTGTGGTCCAGTGGGGTTGATTTTTTCTTCTGTGCTTACTTTGTAGTGGTCACAAACTTCACACTCATTCTTGCACTTGATAAGTTTCATACACTTGGGTCAATTCATTTATCATGGTTTGCCATGCCTTGGGGTTGCAAGTACACGGCTTGTAAATTCTTTTGCTTTGAAATATCCTTGACCACATTTTGGATAGGTGGTCCGCTTCCATTGGTGATAAGGTGGTGGAATTTATGGTCTTGAAATGTGTAAACCAATCATATTCACCCTCCGTCATGCACAATGGTTTGCGGTTTGGGAATATCTTGTTCAATTTGTGTTTACGGGCATC